GCAGCAGCTCAGGAGGCAGCAGAGTAATGGCTACTATTGCTTCTAAGAACATTACTGCTCAGAACACATTCACAGATCCTGTGAAGCTGCAGGGATACTTTAACTTCTCCGTGGGTGGCAGCACGTTTACTAATACTACAACTGTGACGGTGCAGCGTAGTGTGGATAACAGCACCTGGGTGGACGTAGATACCTTTACTGCTGCTTCAGAGGAAGTAGGCTACGAGCCTGAGTTCATGTGGTACAGAGCTGGTGTTAAGACTGGCGAGTTCACAGCCAGTGACGACATCGACGTTCGTATCGGCCAGGGTGAGAATGACTTCCCTGCCCACAGACTGAAGATCTCTTAAGAGGCTTTATGAAACGCAACGGACCTTTGAAGAACCACTTAGGGGTACGGCTTACGCAATCTTTGTTTGTGGAAATGCCTAACGATGGGTACAACCCTTCGTACACCATGAAGGATTATGATTTCGAGAAAGATGGTGTAGTGTATCCGTCCCTACGCAGACTGTACATGGACTGCATGGACCCGACAGAGCATGCGTTTGTTACCTTAGCATTTGACGGTGACTGGGATCATTGGAAAAAAATCAAGGCTAATGATCTACTGGTTACTAAGCTGAAGTACAACGAGTGGGAAGAAGAGCTATCGGCTAAGCTGCGTAGCACGGGCATGAGAGGGCTTGTGAAGCAGGCTCAGGAAGGCAATGTGAATGCAGCTAGGTGGTTAGCAGAAGGTTCGTGGAAGAGTAAGAGAGGGCGTCCCAGCAAGGCTGAGAAGGAAGGTAAGCTACGTCAGGACGCTATGCTTGAGAAAGAGTTCGCAGAGGATCTAAAGAGGTTAGGTCTTGAGTCTTGAAGCGATTCGTAAAAAAGCTGAAGAAGACCTGTACAGCTTTGCTCGTCTGGTTAATCCTCACAGGGTGTATGGCGAGGTACACAAAGAGCTGTTCGATTGGTGGACAAGACCTTCTGCCAAAGACAACCAGCTCTGCCTACTACCGAGAGATCACCAGAAGTCCCATTGTGCTGCAGTGCGCTGTGCATGGGATTTAACGAGAGATCCGACAGAGACTATCCTGTACGTGTCTGCTACCTCAGACCTTGCAGAGAAGCAACTGTATGCAATCAAGCAGATCCTGACTTCAGAAGTTTACCGCAGGTACTGGCCTGAGATGGTGAACCTAGAAGAAGGTACAAGAGAACGCTGGAATACAAACGAGATCATCGTAGATCATCCTTTGAGGAAGAAAGAAGGTGTCCGCGACCCAAGTATTAAAGCTGCTGGAATCACCACTAACATCACTGGATTCCACGCTAGTCGCGTTTACCTTGACGATCTTGTTGTACCTGGGAATGCATACACTGAGGAAGGGCGTACTAAGGTTGCGGCGCTGTACTCACAGCTCGCGAGTATCGAAACCACAGGCGCAACGGAGATTGTAGTAGGAACACGGTATCACCCGAGAGATCTGTACCAGACACTGATCGAAATGGAAGAAGAAGTGTTTGACGAGAACGGTGAGTTCTCCCACACAGACAGGGTATACGAAGTGTTTCAGAAGGTAGTGGAGCAGGAGGGTGTGTTCCTCTGGCCCCGTGAGATGCGCCACGATGGCAAGCTGTTTGGCTTTGATCGCAAGGAGCTAGCCCGTAAGAAAGCTAAGTACGTAGACACAACCCAGTTCTATGCACAGTACTACAACGATCCGAACGACCCGACAAGTAACAGAATCACCAGGGATAAGTTCCAGTACTTTGATTCTAAGTTCTTGACTAACGACAGAGGGTCTTGGTTCTTTAAGGATCGTAAGCTGAATGTAGTTGCAGCTATGGACTTTGCTTTCAGTTTGAACAAAAAAGCAGACTACACGGCTATTGTTGTAGTAGGTATTGATTCAGAGAACAGAATCTACGTACTAGATATTGACAGGTTCAAGACAGATAAGATCAAGAGTTACTACGATGCCCTGCTTGATCTACACATGAAGTGGGGATTCAGAAAGATCCGGTGTGAAGTATCAGTAGCACAGAAAGTGTTGGTTAAGGAACTTAAGGATAGTTACATTGTTCCTAATGGGCTTATGTTAAGTATTGACGAACATAATCCTACTAGACACTCTGGTTCTAAGGAAGAGCGTATCGCTGCAACTTTAGAACCTAAGTATGATAACATGCAAATATGGCACCAAAAGAACGGGATGTGTACATTACTTGAAGAAGAGTTAATGCTAGCTAGACCGCCACACGATGATATCAAAGACGCACTAACAGCAGCTATTGATATCGCAGTGGCACCTACTAGGAACACATTAAGAACACGCAGAGATAACGTAGTGTTTGATTCCCGTTTCGGCGGTGTCGCATTTGCTGGCTGATAAGAGAATATTATGGCAGGTAAAGTAGCCCAGATTCAACAAGCCATCACCAAAGATAATCTCGCTGAGAGGGTGTCTGACCTTTGGCGTGAGTGGGACATGGCTCGTGCTAAATGGAAAGAGCAGAAGCGTGAACTGCGGAACTACGTTTTTGCTACGGACACTACGACTACAACTAACTCGCAGCTACCGTGGAAGAACAAAACCACGCTGCCTAAGATCTGCCAGATCAGAGATAACCTACACGCTAACTATAAGTCTGCTTTGTTTCCTAATGATAACTGGCTTCGTTGGGAAGCTTATGATGCAGACTCTGCAACTAAAGCAAAGGCAGAAGTAATCCAAGCGTATGTTGCTAATAAGCTACGTCAGTTTAATTTTATTGACGTAGTAGATCAGATGATATATGATTACATAGATTATGGCACGGTCTTTGCAGACTGTGAGTACATTAAAGAATATCACGAGGTAGACGGTGAGCTACAGGTTATTCGTCAAGGGCCTCGTGCTATTCGTCGTAGCCCTCTGGATATTTGTATTAACCCAATCGCACCTAGCATAAGTGAGTCCCCGGAGATCACCCGCTACGTCAAGAGCATTGGTGAGCTGGAAAAAGAAATCGAAGAGAACCCCAGTGCTGGGTATCTGAAGTCTGCTCTGGATCAGATCAAGAAGAACAGAGAGCAGCTTGCTGCCTACCGGGACAGCGATATCGACAAAGCCTTTGGCATGCAGATTGACGGCTTTGGTACGTACTCCCAGTACCTGAGAACAGGGTGGGTAGAGATCCTTGAGTTCAAGGGTGATATGTACCTAGAGGCAGACCAGAAGTACCTGCGTAACCGTGTGGTCACGGTGATGGATCGCACTACGGTGCTTCGGGATCAACCTATCCCCACATGGTCTGGAGAGAAAACATCCGTAGGCACACAGTGGCGTAAGCGTCCTGATAACCTCTACGGCATGGGACCGCTAGATAACCTAGTGGGTATGCAGTACCGCATCGACCATCTTGAGAACATTAAGGCTGACCTGTTTGACCTGATTGCTCACCCGCCTCTGAAGATCAAGGGGCAGGTAGAAGAGTTTGACTGGCAGCCGTTTGCACAGATTTTCTTAGGCGACGATGGAGACATTGAGACATTAAGAATTGATGCTACAGCCCTGACGGCTGACACACAGATTGCAATCCTTGAACAGAAAATGGAGGAATTTGCAGGCGCACCTCGACAAGCTGTAGGTATCCGCACTCCTGGGGAGAAGACAGCATTCGAGGTGAATATCCTAGAGCAGAACAGCAGCAAGATGTTCCAAGAGAAAGTCGTACACTTTGAGATGTATATCTTGGAACCGCTGCTTAACAACATGCTTGAGCTTGCACGGATGGAACTTGATGCTGCTGACGTTATTCAAGTCATCGACACTGACGTTGGTATCCAAGAGTTCATTAGCGTAACCCCTGCTGACATTCGTGCTAAAGGTAAAATCCGCCCTGTCGGAGCCCGTCACTTTGCAGCCCGTGCCCAAATGGTACAGAACTATCAAGGGTTCCGCGCAATCTTCGGAGGTGATCCATCTGTTATGAATCACGTTAGCGGGAAGAAAGAGGCTGAGATGTTTGAGGAACTGCTAGGCTTCGCTAAGTACGAACTGGTACGAGATAACGTACGCCTAGAGGAACAAGCTGAAAGCATCAGACTGACTCAAGAATACCAGCGTCAGATCCAAGAAGAGAGTATGACGCCTGCTGACGTTGATGAAGCTGCTCTGGAAGGTGGAGTGTCTTAATGGACTCTAGGTTCTTTAAGGAAGTCTCACCGGAGACCAAAGAGCAGGTTAAACAAAAGCTATTAACTGCGGACGAGGAGTTCAAGATTGTCCGTGGGATTCTCGAAAAACAAATCGAGAGTAGAAGATCTCGCTTGGAAAGCAGTGACATCATGTTGAATGCTAACTGGCAGAATGAAGTTGCTACGGTCCTTGGGGAAATACGTGCCTTCAAGCACGTTGTTAGTTTACTAACCTTAGCTAAGGAGTAACTTATGTCGGAAACCACCGACCTGTTTGAGGGCCAACAAGCCCAGCCTGAGCCTGATCTGTCCGAATGGATTGGAGAAGGTAAAAAGTACAAGACTCAAGAGGATGCTCTTAAGTCCGTACCGCACGCTCAGAAACATATTCAGAACTTAGAAGAGTCTTACTCTAGTTTGCAGTCAGAGTTAGAAGCTCTAAGAGCTGAAGCCCAGAAGAGGGAAGGTATGGAAGAAGTACTTAAGAGACTAGAGCAAAGGGAATCACAGGCGACTGAGCCACAAGCTCAGGAATCGCAAGGCGCTCAGCCAAGTGTGGACCCAGCGAGCCTTGAAGAGCTTGTTGCATCTCGTGTGCCCGAGCTGTTTAACCAGTACCAGACTCAGCAAAAGCAAGAACAAAACCTTGCTTCTGTTCAGGATGAACTGCTGAAGAGGTACGGTGATAAGGCAAAGGAAGCACTGGCAGGTAAAGCCCAGGAGCTAGGTATCTCTGTGCAGGATCTTAAAGAGATGTCTATGAAGTCTCCGAAAGCTGTGCTTGCGTACTTCGGATCTACTGGCAACCCCACTCGTCAGATCCAATCCAGTGTTAACACGGATGGTATGAGTCAAGGTGTCTCTGATGGCACTTGGAAGTACTACGAACAGTTGCGTAAAACCGATCCTAAAGCATATTGGAAAGGTTCTACACAACAAAAACTTTTCAAAGACAGAGCCCGCCTTGGTGCGGATTTTTATAAATAAGGAGTAGGTTATGGCTGGTGGAATGACTACCGCTAACAGCGATCTCCTGATTCGCAGCGAACTGTACAGCGCCCAGCTCAAGGAAATCCTCGAAGATGAACTTGAGGCACAAAACTGGGTCGATTGGTTGACTGAGTTCCCCGATGGGACCACCTTCACGGTGCCTTCGGTTGGTCAAGCAACAACGCAAACAGTCGTTGAAGATCAGGCTATTAAGTACAGTGCTCTTGATACTGGTGAATTCCAGTTCTCGATCACTGAGTACCTGGGTTCCGCACACTACGTGACGAAGAAGAATCTTCAAGATTCCTTCTACATGCAGCGTGTCATGAGCCAGTTTGCAGCTAAAGAGTCTCGTGCAATCATGGAAGTTCTGGAAGCAGACATCCTGAAAGCACCGGGGCCGACAGCTTCTCAGACAGGTACTTCTCAGACTGCAAGTGCAGCAAACGCAATCAACGGTTACGATCACCGTTACATTGCTACAGGTTCTGGCGATACGATGGACCCTGCTGACTTTGCTT